TCAGGACTGGGTATTTGCCGTCCCCGCACAGGCTGGTCTCGAGTCACGCTTGCAAATGGTTGAGCTTACAGATCGCCGAGGACCCCATGACTAACGAAGAGGCTATAAATGCGACGCGGACCAGTCTTCTGGCGACGGCGAAACTCGCTCGAGCGGCGACCGTTGATGGGTGGTGGAGCGAGACCATCTACGACACAACCGACGGCGTGGTCGCACTGGTAGCTCGAGTCGCCCCGCAGGACGTTGAGCGGTTCAAGGCAGCACTGCAGGCGATTATTCACAGGCCAGGAGACGCGAATGACTAGACGTGACTTTCTTGCCGCCCTCGCGAAGGGGGGCAACAGCCTCAGCCGCCGCGTATGCGTCGATGCAGGTTGCGCCACTGATCGTGCGACCACGATTAGGCATCACGTTGGAGCTGTATCAGCGCTTCAACGAGGCGATGGACGCCCATGAGTCGTCGTGGAAGGGACCGCAGCGTATCGACGTAATTTATGGCTGGAGCCACTGCGGGGAGCATTCACTCCCCCCCTTGCCGGCCTCGTACTTACGTCCCCTGCGGACCCATGACAGATGAGGTGGCTAATGCCCCTTAATGAGAAACAGACACGCTTCGCTGAGGAATACCTCATTGATTTCAACGCCACGCAGGCGGCGATCCGCGCGGGATACAGCAAAAAGACCGCTTATGCCCAAGCTCACCAACTCCTCAAGAAACTAGAGATCCGTGAGTTTCTGGCGATCAAGCGCGCCGCACAGTCCAAGGTCGCCGATGTCAGCGCCACCGATGTGCTGATTGCGCTCAAGCGTATTGGCTTTGGGGACATTCGAGGGCTCTTCCACGAGGATGGCACGCTTAAGTCTATTCACGAGTTAAGCGACGAGACGGCGTCGTGCGTGGCGGGGTTTGAGATTGCTCATAGCATTCGGTCTGGTCGAGAGCACGTCACGAAGGTCAAACGACTCGACTCGCTTCGCGCGCTCGAGCTCCTCGCGAAGCATTTCGGTATTTTGGTGGAGAAGGTCGACCACGACGGGGAGATCACGATCAAGTGGAAGGACTAAGGCTGTTACTGGCTGGAGATACGACCTGTCCGTGGTGCCGGTCGTGGTTTTGGCGTGCTGGGAAGCAGCGATATTGCTCACCGGATTGCTCAAGGCGGCAGCGGTGGCAGCGGTGGAAGTCGAAGCGCAAGCCGCGGAATTACCGTGCGGAGCGGGAACGGGGGTTATCCCGCCTGTGAGCGGGTAAGCCTTTTCCTAAGGAAAACGTGGATATGCGACTCAGGCTTGCCGGGAATAGACAGTGCCCCAACTGTCAGGCGTGGTTTTGGAAGGAAACAGGCGCCCGGTGGCGTGTGTATTGCTCGAAGCGGTGCCAAGAGGTTAGTAAGACTCGTCGGTATCGTCGCCGGAAGGCAGCACAAGCGCATGGACATTGAGGTCGACTACAAGCCGAGGAATTGGGCACGAGGCTTTCATGCCTCCTACGCCCGGTGGGCCGCGCTCGTCCTGCATCGCAGGGCCGGCAAGTCCACGGCGGTGCTCAACCACCACCAACGGGCGGCAACCGACGACGCCTGGGAGCGCAAACGCCTCCAGCATGTGGCCCCAGACCACCTGACCGAGCCCGAGCTCAAGGGCCTCCTGAAACACCGACTCTACGCCCATATCCTCCCCACCCTGAAGCAGGCCAAGCTGACCAACTGGACCATGTTGAAGGAATACGCGAGTGTCATCCCCGGCTGCAAGGTCAACGAGTCTGAGCTCTACGTCCGGTATCCGAATGGCTCGACGCTGCAGTTGTGGGGGGCCGACAACATCGACGCCTTGCGTGGGACCGCCTTGTCCGGGGTGAGTTTCGACGAGTACAGCCAGCACCCACCGGGGATCTTCTCCGAGGTCATCTCCAAGAGCCTCGCGGACCACTTGGGCTACGCCATCTTCTGCGGGACGATCAAGGGCAAAAACCAGCTCTATCAGGCCTACAAAGCGGGTGAGGGTGACGACGAGTGGTTTAGTCTCTGGCAGGACATCGACGAGAGCATCAAGACCGAGGACAACCTGACCTCGAGGCTGCTCCAGCAGGCCATGTTTGACGACCAGGGGCTCATTGCCAAGGGCCTTATGACGCAGGAGGAGTTCGACCAGGAGTGGTATCTCTCGGTCGAGGCGGCTATTCACGGGGCGTACTACGCACGGCAACTGGCGGCAGCGCGGAAGGAGGGGCGGATCGCGCGTGTCCCGTATGACCCGCAGCTCCCGGTGGACACCGACTGGGACCTGGGGATCGACGACCTCATGGCGATCTGGTTTTCTCAGTCACTCAAGAGTGGTGAAGTCAGGTTGATCGACTACGAGCAGGATACGGGTCAGGGGTTGCCGTACTACGCCAAGCTGTTGCACGCCAAGCCCTATGTCTACGGGCAGCACTGGGGACCGCATGACATTCGGGTCCGCGAGCTCGGGACGGGCAAGTCGAGGCTCGAGGTGGCGAAGGCGCTCGGGATCACGTTTCAGGTGACGCCGGACATTGGCGTCATGGACGGTATTGAGGCGGGGAGGCTGTTGCTGCCTCGGTGTTACATCGACGCGGAGAAGTGCAGCGGGGGGATCGAGGCCTTGACGCACTACCGGCAGAGTTTCAACGAGCGCCTGCGAGAATTCACGGGTAAGCCGGTACACGACTGGAGCTCACACGGGGCCGACGCGTTTCGGGGGTTAGCGGTGAGGCACAAGCCTCCAAGGGCTCGAGAGAGCCGGCACCGTCAACCGTTTGAGCGCCCCATGACGGGGGATCACGGGTGGATGGCATGATTGAAAGTTTACTGACGGGTGCGGTGTGTCTCGTGCTTGGGCATCTTGCCGGCGTGCGAGATGCCTCAAGGGACGCGGCGAAGAAGATCGAGCGACTGCGGCAGGAGGTCGCGATGAGTGAGAACCAGTGTGCGTGTTGTCGTCGACCGTTACCGGAGGATCGAGTTGAGGCACTCCGCGGCGGTGTCATTTATGTCGGTCCTTCCCGCCGAGCCTTGGTGTGGTGGGGTGACGAGGAGACAAGGTGAGCTGCGGCTTTCGGCCCTGCGACGACCTTGCCTGTCCGGTCTGCACGACCACGGCACGGGGTTTCCCTCAGCCGGACTGGGGGCGGGAGCATCGCGAGGGCAAGCCCGTCACTGAGAAACAGGCGAAGCGTGACGGGCTTTTCGACAAACGCCAAGGGAGGACGCAATGATCAAGTGCCGGACAGAGCTCGAGTCACACCCTGACAAGCCGCTCGCGTGTACCGTGTGCTTCAAGGAGACCGGCCCGACCATCTACGTCCTTGTCGAGGACGGCAACACGGATGCGGAGCAATACGCGTGTCAGGCCTGCCGTGACACGTTTCTCGGCAGCGAGGCGCCACTACCAGGGCTCACGATCCAACCCCCGACGCCTCCGACGGTGCATTAGGTATGAGCGGTCTCGTCCTCGCCCTTATTGGTTTTGCCGGTGTCTGCTTTGTGTCCTTCTGGACCGGCGTGGCCTACGGGCAGAAACAGGCGTGGGACGACGCGGACAAGATCATCGAGGAGGTCTTTGCGAATGCGAAGGTTGGACGACGCAGTGGAGGCTAGGCCATGAGCATGAATAAACTCTACGTCGTGACGCGCTACACGGAGGACGGGACGGTCTCACCGCTCTCGGTGCACCTGACAAAGGGGACAGCAGAGGTCGCCTGTGGGTCGGACGAGGAGCTCGCGGTGGTGCCGGCGAAGTTACTGCTCGAGTCGGCGACGTTTCCGGCGTTGCAGTCACGGCTGCTCAAGAAGAAGGCGGGGGTGTCATGAAGCGACGAGACTTTCTCAAGACATTCGGTGCGTTTGCGGGAGCAGCGGTCCTCGACCCCGAGCGACTCCTGTGGGTGCCGGGTCGAAAGACGTATTTCCTCCCACCGACCGAGATCGTCCAGGCGTCCACAATAGACGAGGCCCTCGCTCTCGGCTTCTCGGTACGTCTGCCCAACGGTGACATCGTGGCGTTTGGCCGAGACGACCCGCTCGTGCTGGAGCCGGCAGTTGCGACGCGCTATGTGGAGTGGGTGAAGCGCATTGGGGGCACGTTTCTGCCGCGGGATCAAGCGAAGGACTATTGGCGGGAGACGAGGATCGTATGAGACGACGAGACTTCATCGCAGCATTGCTAGCAGGGCCGGTGGCTGCGTCTGCGGCTCTAGCGCCGGCGAGCATTCTCGTGCGGCCACCTGTGTTTTATGGCTATGAGCGGTGGATATCGCTCGCGGACTACCAGGCCGAGTTTAACCAGCTTCAGAGTCAGCGGCTGGACCTGATGGCGCGGTGTCCAGATCGGTTGGTATATCATTCCGTGCCGTACACGGGGCCAGCGATAGAGGTCGGGCCGCGTATCATGCCGAGTCGTCCAGAGTTTCCCGCCATGACCAAGTTGTTGAGGTCGCAATGATCGACCCCGCAGCACACTCAGGCTACCGCTGGTGGTCGTGGAATTACGGCTGGAGGCAGGGCGCGAAGAAGGACGGAGACATCCTCTGGCTCAAGGCTGGCCCGCTGGCGGTCACCTCGTATACGAGCGGACTCGGAGACGACATTGTCGAGCTCGTGTGGCTCAACAGGCGCAAGGTATGGCAGTTAACCCGCTAGAGTGGTATTCTGCCTGTCGATCTGAGCGACGGTATGGCAACTGACCTTGAGCTGGCCTACGCGGATGACAGCGTCTACTCGGACATCGTGGGCAACGAGCTCTACTTCGCAGAGGTCGTGGCCGGCGGCGAGTTAGACTTCACCAACAAGTATCTGCGTGGTATGCGTGGGCTGTCCTCTGACGCTCGCGCCAAGCACATGTGGCACCGACTGGTGACCAACTGGGGTCGGTCGCACCCGCTGGTGTCGGCCAAGATCTTCCTCGACGCCGTGGAGACGGTCTCTCCACCCACCGAGCGCGACATCCAGCGTGCGTGGAAGTGGGACTCGGCGTCGAGTGAGCGCGCCTTGCGTCAGATGTATGGCACCGACATGGGACCCGTCAACCTCAACCGAGAAGACTAACAGGAGCCTGACATGAAGATGAAGCCGAAGAAGCACGGACGCACGACCTCTGCTGCGCAGTCCAAGGGCATGTACAAGACGGGTGGCAAGTCGAGCGCTCCTGCCAAGGCGCCCGGTCGTACCACGTCGGCGTCGCAGTCGAAGAAGATGTATTCGTAGCATCCCACCTTTCGGTGAGGTCTGGGGTCAGGTTGGGAGGGTAAGGGTTGTGGTGACTATTACCTGGACAGCCTGTGGCCAAGACCAAGACGCTCACCGTCCCGAAGAAGGGCGGCTTTCGCAAGGCGGCGAAGCGCCTCCAGCAGCGTGGCTTCGAGGAGTCGCACAAGACCAAGTCTGACATCGTTGAGACGGCCCTCGAGCGCTTCAAGATCGTGTCTGAGGCTGAGAGTGCCCAACGCGAGCGCGAGGTCGAGGACCTCCGGTTTGACCGTGGTCTTGTTGAGGACCAGTGGCCCGAGCATATCCGCAATTCTCGGTCGGGCACGATCGGGTCTCCCGCGCGTCCCTGTCTCGTCATCAATAAACTCTCCCAACCGATCCAGCAGATCATCGCCGAGGCCCGAGGCTCGAGGCTTGCGATCGAGATCAAGGCCAGGGGTGACGGTGCCAACGACGACGACGCGACGCTGCGTCAGGGCATGATCCGAGCGATCGAGGTCGAATCCAGGGCGCATCTCGCACGGCAATGGGCGCTGGAGCGTGCGGTGAAGTGCGGACGTGGGTATTACCGCATTCTCAAGACGTGGGCGAATGACGACGACAACGACATTGACCTGGTGGTCAAGCGGGTGAAAAACCAGGGGTCGGTGTACTTCGACCCGTATGCCGAGGAGCAGGACTGCTCGGACGCTAACTGGTGTCTCATCACGTCTGATATTCCGGTCTCTGAATTCAGGCGTCGCTGGCCGGGGAAAGACCTCCCGCCGAATTCCACCGAGGCGATCGAGTCGAAGACCAACATGCCGGCGGGGTGGGCACGGTCTGACACCACGGTGCGTGTGGCGGAGTATTTCTGGGTCGAGACCACGATGCGGAAGCGGATCGTGAGTGTCGAGGGAAACTTCTGGAAGGACGACCTCAAGAAGAATGACTCCGGCATGCTCGACGAGCTCATTGCTGGCGGAGCTCGCGAGCGCAATGTCCCGATCCGTGACGTCAAGTGGTGTGTCCTCAACAGCGACGAGGTCCTCGAGGAGGAGGACTGGGACGGGCGTTTCATCCCGGTCATTCCTGTGATCGGCAAGGAGTATGTCGTTGACGGCGAGGAGACGGTCTACAAGGGCGTGGTGTCCGACGCGAAGGACAGCCAGCGGTCGTACAACTACATGCGATCGTCGCAGGTCGAGACGGTGGGGTTGGCGCCGAGAGCTCCGTACATCATGGCTGCGGGGCAAGACGAGGGCTACAAGGACCTCTGGGACAATGCCAACCACCGCAACTACACGCGTCTGCTGTATCACCCGGTGAGCTTCGAGGGGCACCTCGTGCCTCCGCCCCAGCGCAACATCCAAGAGCCGGCCATCCAGGCGATCACCATGGCTGTGCGTGAGGCTGACGACGACATCAAGGCCACGACCGGGCGGCATGACCCAAGCCTCGGGCGCAACCCTCGCGATCAGTCAGGGAAGGCGATCGAGCGGTTACAGGAGCAGGGGTCCATGGGGACCTCGATCTACCTCGACAACCTCGCCAATATCAGCATAAATTACGAGGCGCGCGTCATTCTCGACTTGTTGCCGAAGGTCTACGACCGTCCTGGTCGTATTCAGCGTCTCCTCGGCGAAGAGGACACCGAGACGCACGCCATGCTCAACGCGCCGTTTATCGAGGGGCCTGACGGGAAGCCTCAGGCGGTCTCAGACACGGACGACGTCGAGGGAAAAGAGGTCAAGCACTACGACCTGACGAAGGGCTCGTTCGGCGTGGTGGTCTCCGTGGGGCCGAGTTACAAGACGCAGCGTGACGAGAATTCTGCGGTCATGAAGTCGATCCTTGAAGCCGCCCCGGCGTTGACGCCGATGTTGGCCGACCTCTGGGTCGAGCAGATGGGCGGGCCGTTTGCGGAGAAGGCGGCGAAGCGGTTGAAGGACGCCAACCCGAATATCCCGAAGGACGGCGAAGAGGACGACCTCCCACCCGAGGACCAACAGCAGATCCAGCAGGCGCAGCAGCAATACGAGGAGTTGCAGCAGGCCTACCAGGAGCTCGAGCAGAAGGTCGCGACTGACGAGGTCAAGGCACAGGCCCAGATGGCGATCAAACAGGCCGAGATCGCCGCCACCGCACAAAAGGTCGAGGCTGAGGCGCAAGGCAAGCAGATCGCCTTAGCGCAAGAGGCGGAGATCAAACAGGCGGACATGGCGTCTGACGAGCGGATCGCCGAGGCCAAGATTGCCTCTGACGCCGAGTTGAAGCGTGAAGAATTCGAGCATGAGGCGGCGATGAAGGACGCGGAGCTCGCGTCCAAGGCCTCGCTCGAGCGCGAGTTGGCGACGATGAAGATTGAAGCGGACCTGGAGAAGGCTCGCATTACGAAGCCAGCGAAGCGGACGATCAACCGGAATAAGGCGACTGGCCTCGTCGAGAGCATTGAGGGGTAAGCCATGAGCGCAACGTGCCGGTCGTATTTGCTCGAGCTCCTCCAGGGGCTCCACGCCAGTGGCGACACCTACAAAATAGCCCTTTACAACGGGACGTCATTAGGCGCGACCACCTCGGCGTATACCACGACGGGTGAGGTGACGGGGGCGGGATATACCGCGGGCGGTGAAACGCTTACTGGCTACGCCGTCGCGCAGGCCGCAAAAGAGTCGCGGCTGACCTGGGATTCCCCGGTGTGGTCGGCCTCGACGATCACGGCGACCCAGGCCCTGATCTACAACAGCTCGGCGGGCAACCGGGCGGTGTGCGTATTGGACTTCGACGAGACGAGCTCGACGAATGGGGCGTATCAAGTCACGCTTCCGATTGACTCCGTGGTGGCGATCACGGCCAACCCGTAGGAGGGTGAGATGGCGCGAGACTTAGTCGCGGTGCGGGTGACGATCGGGTTGCGTCCGAATGGCGAAGCGGATCACCCCGATCTCAACCTTCTCCCGACGATTGCGGCGAGCGGGATGGATTGGAGTCGGTATATCGACCAGATCGGCATTGGGTGGGTCTATGACGTGACGGCTGGGCACCAAGAGCCAGGCGATACGCCGGTCGGTCAACAGCACGGGGTCATCTTACTGCCGGCGGCGGTGGCGGATGAAGCCCTGGCGGCGTTTGCTGGGGCGCCGTATGAGGCGGTGGCGTTGACGCCTCCGCAGTTCCGGAATTTTCACGACGACAAGGGCGCCGTTCGTCTCCCTGCCGAGAAGGGTGACCAGGAAGTTCTCGCGCGGATCAAGGCCAAGCGGGACGCCGGGACGACGCTGAGTCAGGACGATCTGAATGCGCTGGACCCGACGCACCGCGAGCCGGGAATTCGACGCAACCGGAAGCGTCGGTGGAATACGCGCAGCACGGACGAAGACGTGAACGTGATTGTGAAGCCATGACCAGCACGCTCGTGACCGTCCCGACGTTCAACGGCTGGATACGCGCTGAGGTGGCCGAAGTCTTGGTGCGTCTCGGGCGGCAGGCTGACGTCGCGGTGGTCGAGGGTGGGCCATCATTGGAAGACAACCTCCACAAGATCATTATCGAGCGCGTGTTGGCGGGAAGCTACACGCATTGGCTGACGATAGATGCTGACAATCCCCCGAACCGCAACCCCCTGGATCTCGTTGGCCTCGACAAGGACGTGATCGGCTGTCCGACGCCTGTGTGGCACTTCGTGGACAAGCCCGGCGATCGTCCCTGGTGTCTCAATGCCTGGGATGAGGCGAACGAGGAGGCGTTTCGAGAGCACCACCCGATGAACGGGTTACAGCAGGTCGATGCTGTAGGGACGGGTTGCATGCTGATCGCCCGGAGAGTCCTGGAGCACCCCGAGATGACGTATCGCCCCTTCGGGCGCAGTTACGACTGGTCAGGTCTCGTGGTCAACGGGAACGACATGCAGTTTTGTCGACGTGCTCGCGGTGCCGGCTTCACGGTCTGGGCGCACTATGACTACACCTGTCGCCATTTCAATACGCTGGATGTGGGCATCGTGGCCCGCGCCTACGGACGGATGACCGAGTAATGGCGATCACTGACACGCCGTGGACTGGGCGGACGGCGGATAAGTTGTACCTGACGTCTGGGCAGTTTTCCTCCACGCTGAAGACGTCGGAAGCGATTGGGGGAGTAGACAACTCACCGTTTGGGATGTCCTGGGACGGCCTCAACACGGTCTGGCTGGGGCAGCAAGCCGACAAGCTGTATCTGACGAGTGGGCAATTTTCCTCCACGATCAAGACGAGTGGTGCGGCGGGCACGACGGGGGTGCGTGGGTGTGGGTCGCTTCAGGCGTCCAATACACCCTTTACCGAGTCAGGCGCTGACAAGCACATCCTGATTTCCGGGCAGTTCACCACGACGGTCAAGAGTTCCGTCGACGTCACGGCGATTGACGCGGTCCCTGAAGAGGTGTCGTGGGACGCGACGAATACACCCTGGATTGGGTCCGACGCGGACAAGTTGTACCTGACCAGTGGGCAATTCACGTCCACGATCAAGACGTCGGAGGATATCAGCGCCGTGGAGAATGCGGGGACGGGGATCTCCTACGACGGGACGAATACCGTCTGGACGGGTTCCACGGGCGACAAGCTCTATCTCCAGAGCGGGCAGTTCACGTCGACCCTGAAGACCTCGGTCGATGTTGGCGTGGTCGATACCAGTCCACGGGGCTGCGGGGTGAATGACTACGCCAGTCGCGTCGGCGGCCCCCCGCCCGTGTCGTATGTCCCGTATCCCCATAGTCATGGCATTGCCGCTGGGATGAACCCGATCCACGGAGGGCTCGCGCAATGATGCTCGTCCAAGGGGGCGCGACCAACGTCACCACCTACTTCCAACTCCGCAAGGCCGCGGACGGCACCGCAGCGACCGCCCTGACGATCACCGGCATCGACATGCAATACGTGCGGGATGTCGAGGTGCCGACGGCGAAAGTCGACTGCGTCGCACTCGCCGCGACGAATACCGCGCATACCGATGGGCGTGGGATCGAGATTGACGCGACGGATCAGCCAGGGTTGTATCGGTTTGATTGGCCCGATGCGGCGTTTGCCGCCGGGACGTTCGTGTATCTGACGATCAAGGAAGCGACCATCTTCACCGAGACACTCGCCGTGCAGTTGGTGGGGGCCGACGTGACGAGTGTCACCAGGGGCTTCACCGGGACCGCCGTGCCAGCAGCTGCTGCCGATGCTGCTGGCGGCCTGCCGATTTCAGACGCTGGGTCCAAGGACTTCGACGCGATGGTGGCGAGTGTCACCGCGATTGAAGTGGACACCGGCACGACTTTGGATGCTGCGCTTGCGACGGTGGATGCCAACGTCGATGCCATCCTGGTTGATACGGGCACGACGCTGGATGGGAAGATCAATACCATCGACGGGATCGTCGATACCATCCTCGTGGACACCAACGAACTGCAAGGTGACTGGACGAATACGGGTCGCCTCGACACCATCCTCGACTCGATCCTCGCCGATACGGCGGAGCT